AATAATAGATCAATGCGAGGTAAAACTGGGCGCATTAAATCCTTTGTAAATAACGTCTTTTTAAACCTATACAAATACAAATACTGGCCTAAAACTGGCCTAAATCGACTATTTTACAGTTTACGCCATGTAAGTTATTGATTTTAAACAAGATTAATGGGGTGGACGACGGGGATTGAACCCATGCCAATGACGGTGAGTGTCGGCCAGTGTCGGCTACAACCCCCATGAATGCTGGCTTCTTATTTTTCGTGACCTACACTGGGCGACATTAAACGGCATCTCACTGGCCTAAATACTGGCCTAAATGCGCTTGTGCTCAGTTTCGGGTAATGGTTCAAATTGAGATAAATCTCTGTCAGCAGAATACTCGTCAATCATTTCTGCGTATGTGTTGTAGAACACTGCCAAAGAATGGCCTAGCTGCTGCGCGCATTTTCCAGGCAAAATACCCTTTGATAGCAATTCAGCGGCTCTAGTGTGCCGACAACTGTAGGGGACTCTATATCTTATTTGTTTTCTTTTGTGTGCTTTTTTCCACGCTCGATTAAATTTTCGAGTATCTTTCAAAAAACCACCGTTTTCATTAACAAAGAAATAGGGGCTATCAATTCGGGGTGGCATCATTTTCATTGCCTTACGAACCCATAGCGGCACATAGACCTTTCTGCGGTGGGCTGTCTTTGTAGATTCGACTAATTCACCCAGCACTATCTGCTGATGCACATGCCATTCCTCACCATCAAAATCATTTCTAAGCAGCCCCTTAATCTCACCAGGCCGAAAGCCACAGCCAAATATTAACGCGAAGTAGACATAAACATCACCAGATAGGCACGACAATATTTTGTCACGCTCTAAGGGGGTATACCGTTCCATTGGTTTTTTTTGTGCTTTCTTGGTTTTAATGACTGCGGCTGGATTGTTTTGAACTGCTGCGTGATATAAAACGCCGCGAAGAGGACCAAGTATATTATCGCGTGTTTTTTGCTCCACTTCCATATTTGAGAGTGCAACTTTTATTTGTCGCGTAGTAATGGAGGCGCAAGGTTTATTGGCAAAAATTGGCATCCAACGATTATTAAGGATGTTTAAATAACCTCGCTTTGTTGAGTGCTTGCAGTTTATTGTTTTTAAATATTCGCTTGCCATTTTTGCAAATGATTGCAGATGCGATGGGTTCTCTTCTTCATCAAATACAAGGCCAAGCCGAAACTTGACCTCTAGCTCATCCCGATATTTTTTTACGCGCCTAACGTCAGCATCTTTATATGGGTTGGCCGCAACGGTTTCTTGATGGATGACCTTTCCACCACCAAAGATTCTGATTTCCAATCCATTATTTTTCTCTCGGATTCCTGTTGGGAATTTCTTATCCATCCGTCAAACTCCTCAGTGTCAATCATGGTTGTGCGACCAATTACATAATAATGCTGGCCTTTTGTCCAATGTCTTTGCATCCAGCCAGAAATTGTTGATGCTTTTACGCCGTGATCACTGGCAAACTTTGTCTTATCAATCAGCATTAGCTTCTCTCTTCGGCCCTTGTGCCGCCTCAATTAACCCAATAGTAGTCCACGGGCCTTTTTTCCCAACAAAGCAGACTATCCCTTGTTTTTTAAGGCACTTTGATACATCGCTGTCTCTTTTATAGCCAGTCAGGTGTTTGAGCGCGTCAAACGTCACAAATTGGTCGTTCATTCACATTCATCCTTTAATTTTTTGGTCCTAAAAAAGCCGTCATGCTCTGGGTTATAAACCATAAAAAGGCGCGCATAATAGGCAATAAAATCATTGCTGATCTTAAAGGTATCCCCTTGCGTTTCTATTGCCGTTTCCCACCGAATCCGATTAACGATGAGCCAGGCGCTGCTATGCGGCAACCCGGCGTCAATAGCTGTTTTCGTGAAGCTAGAAAACATTTGATAAACATGGGGATTTTCTTTATGCCAGCCCCACCACCGTTCTTTGGTACTCATCAGAATGGAATATCGTCGTCGAAATCTACTTGAGCTTTAGGTGCTTGAGCAGCGACTTGTGGTGCAGCAACCTGCTGAGTGGTAAAAGGTGCAGGCTGTGCCTCTTTGACAATCGTGACGCCCTCGCTCCAGAACGCTTTGACGTTGCCGACATAAGGCATTTTCATGCCTGCAGTACGCTCCTCAGTGGTTGTGCTTTGCTGAATCCCACCATGTTGCCCATATTGGTCTGGTTCTGCTGGCGAAATAAAGCACGTTAGGTCTACTGTTCGACTACCATTTTGGCCTTCGTATGCTCTTGAGATATCAAGCTTGTTTAGGTCAACTCTAAAATTCACTGCTACTTTCATGCTATCTCTCCGGTATGTTTTTCGACTGTTTCGTTAATGGTGTTCACGGCTAAATGAACTTGTTGTGATAATTGCTCAATAAACTCGTCATCTCGCGGCACAGTGACAAGAACGTGGGGCATTTCCGGATGCCACGAAAAGAAGTCCCATGTCGGTCTATCAGTGATCCACATGCAGCCTTGTATTTGCTGGTAGTATTTCGTGACGCCTTTTTGCGGGTTTCTCATATACTCAACTTGCGTACCGGCAGCAGGGCATTTGATTTCTAAACCTGACCGCAGCGTGTCACTTAAAATTAGACCATCTGGACTGCATCCAAAATCTTCGGAGTCATCCAAACAAAACCCTACCTGGCGAACTTTGTTGTCAGTAATGTACTCGTAAGCTTTTCGGGCAAACGGCTCACGGTCGGTGCCATTTTGCATGTGTTCAGAAATAAATAACGGCTCAGAGCGCCCTGTGATTTTTTCAGCGACTAGCTCGTTAATGTACTTGTCTGCGCTTGCAGACGGCTTTCCAGTGGTGGTAATCAGCTTGGCAAACATACTAGCCGATGGTCGCCCCAAACGGCTTTTAAGCCACTCAGGGGAGCCTTGATCGTCATCTAAAATGATCATCTCGATGCCTTCGCTTCAAGTGCTGCAACAGCTTGATCAAACTGTGACGCTAGAAGGTCTTTTGTTGATGCGATTTTAAAGTGCTTACAGAAAGCCTTTACGTCTGCGCCAGTGCTGTCAAGCAGGTCGGTCAGCGTGGATAGTTCCGCGTCATCGATGACGTTGTTAATCGCCGCTTTTACTACAACTGGGTTGATATCTTCCCCGGCGTATATGTGGTGACCTAATCCGAACATTGCAAAACACTTAACTAGACATCTCATCTTGCTAGAGTTAATAGCGAACTTGTCAGGATTGGCAATAGCTTTGTTTCGATGGTCCATAACGGGCAGCCACATTGACCGAACCATTGACTGATCGTTTACACTTACAAGAACACTACAGCTAATCTCTACTGTATTTGTAAACTCGCAACGATCCTGCTCAAAGGTGTAATGAAGCTCAGGGTAGTGTTCCATCATAGTGCCGTAAGCCCACGCCCACGACAGGTATGCTAGGTTTCCTTTCTTCTCAATATGGTCCGACACATCGACGGCGGTAAGGGTTTGCCAGATATCTTTAGATAGACTCATGCTGTTCACTCCAGCGTGTTGCGTTTTGTTCGATATCAAATCGCTCACCATATCCATCGTAATAAGCTTGAGTTTGATCCCGTTTTGCGTCATTTCCGTTTATGCAATCGATCTCGCCTTTACACCTGTCGATGGAGGCATAAAAATCAACCACCAAGTCTTCCGCAAAAAAATCTGCGATGTTACGTTCAACTTTCGTGTTCATGTTCACAACTCCAGAATGATGTTTTGCAAAATGAGAAGTGCTACAGCACCGGCGAACATTCCAAATAAAAATATTTCAGTAAACTCCCATTTGTAGTCACTGAACTTATCTTGAATTTCATTTTGTTTTTTTAAACTCATTTGAATCTCCTAGCTGTGTCGGATGTCGTAAATTCTCTGGGCGTAGTCAGTCGTAACTTTTGCAACCAACCGGCCAAGGGCGTCAAAATCCTGCTGTGCAATGGCTTTAAGTACATCTTCTTGAAAATGTTTCTCAGCCATGCGATTGGCACACTGTTGGAAATGCCCATTCGGTCGAGCGTAAGGGGCTTCGACACCTTCAATAGAAAATGCTTCGTTGAAAATTATTGGATCGTGTAGTATTTCAAGCAGGTAAAAAAGCTCTGTGGCTGGGGTCGGAATTGGCTCGTAATCATCCGGGCATCCTGTTCGCCCTGGGTCTTCGCATCGTAGTGCGGTTGTAAGTGACATTTTGTTAACCTCGTTTATGTGGTTGAATTTACATTATGTGGTTATTTAAAGTAATCTTAACCACAGTTTGTGACGAAAGCAACCTATAAATCAAAATAAACATGCAAAAATGCATTGAATACTGGAGTAACTAATGTTCTAGTAACTTCCCGCCGACATAAAGTGATTTGCAAGCGGCAAATAAGGGCAAAAGTTAATCACGGTTTGTGACTAAAATAAAGGTGAGGTGGGATGCGAAAAGAAGATATTGCGCTGTTTTTGGAAATAAAAAAAATGAAGCCGCTTGAGGTGCAGGAGGGACTAAGAATATTTCGACAAATTAGAGCTGAACAGATAAAGCTTGACAATCAGTATGTTACCGCCCCCCCCCACAAAAAAGACACAAGTGCAACATTTCATAATGCCATTGCACGAATGTCGATTAAGAATAGAGGTTAGAATTTAAGAAAAGTTTAGGAGTGTTTGATTAGTGCTTTGAGAATGGCCGTAGCTTGGGTCACGTCAGTGTCTTGCATTCTAGCTACTTGTTGCATCAAAACATAAAGCTCCTTCTTGCTTGCGCTCATGTCCGTTTCCTCGATCCAATCTTCTGCAGCCACATTCGTAAGACCTAGTAAAAAAGCCGCATCGGTTTTCAACGCCTTGGCTAGAATAATCGCCTGGGGGACTTTTAGCTCCCTAATGCCTGATTCGTAATTCGCAATTCTTGACGTCGAAAGCGCACCACCCGTTTCTTTCGACAACGCGGCCAGAGTAAGCCCTTGGCTCTCTCTAATTGATTTAAGTCTTATATGTA